AGGTGCAAACTCAGCAGTATTAGACGGACAATTTGCAACTGGACAATATGGAACCACAAACACAGGTGGTACTGAAACCCGTCCTCGTAACATCGCTTTACTATACTGCATCAAATACTAACAAAATCATGGCAACTATCGCACAACAAAAACTTGCAGCTAACAGGCAAGCTGCACGGCAACGAATGCTATCGACCCAAGAAGCAAAAAGGGCAAAAAAAGCAGCAGCAGCAGAGGCGAAGGCAAACAAGGGAAAGTTCGATTACGCAAAAGAAGGTACCCGGTATCTCGACGCGCAACAGGCAATCCTCGACAAGACAATTGGGTTAGAGTCTCAATTTCGTCCTCAATTTGGTGCCCAGAACCTCGCGGATATTGGTCAGTATACGACCGGGTTGCAAGGTATACTGGGTCAAGCGACTCAGACCGCTCAAGATCAACTGACGGCATCGAAAGCAGCAGAGATTGAGTCGATGACGTCGTTGACTGGCAAGACCCGTAGCTTCCTTGATAGCATCTCGCCCGAGCAAAGTGCAATGGTCCGGCAGGCAACCGATGCCGCCAACCGTGCGTATTCGATGTCGGGCACCCTTACGCCCGACCAGATGCGGTCATCGACACAATTCGCCCGAGAGTCCGCCGGGCAAGCCGGACGAGTCGGCGGGAATGCCGACATCTCGGCGCAGATTTTGAACCGTGAACAAATGCTCGGCGCACGTCGGGCTGAGGCAGCAGGTGCCGGGCAACAGGCATACGGACTGGCGCAGTCGATGTACCAACAACCGACACTCAGTCTGCTAGGTCAACCGTCTCAGGCATACAATGCCGGGCAACAGGCGAACGTCTACGGCATGGGGTTACTCGGTCAATCGACCCCGCAGATGATCAACCCAGACACTGGAATAAACCTAGCGATGGCAGAACGTCAGGACGCGAATGCGCTGAGGATGGCAAAACTTCAAGCGGACGCCGCGAAAAAGGCAGGGAAGTCGTCGATGATTGGCAACATCATTGGCGGAATCGGAGGAGGACTAACAAAACTTTTTACTGGAGGAATTGGCTAACATCAAAACAAAATTATGATTATCGGAAACTCAATCACCCCCGGGCTAATGGTCAACGACTACAGTGGCATCGCCAATGCAGGTGCCATACAAGGTCAGGCAAGCGCCCAATTTGGAAAAGACCTCGGCGGCGCGATTTCGTCTGGCGTCGATATCTACCAATCGATGAAAGCGCAGGAAGGTCAGATGAGTGCCTTTGGAAAAAGCATGGATGCGATGGCAAAGGCATTCCCGGCGCAGGCTAATTTCTATCAACAAGCTAAATCTGAAATCTTCGACCCAAATGCCAGCATGATCGAACGTGCCGGGCGCATGCAGGGTTACCAAGGGATGATGCAGAACATGTTTACTGCACAATCGCAAGACAATGCCAACAAGTTGCTAGCACTAAAACTGGGTGCAGCAGGTGCAAGTCAAGAAGGTGGAGCAGAAGCAAAATCACCATTCTAACAACATGGAAACATTTGATCCACTTTCAATTGCTCGAGAAGGTACCGAGTCGCATGCAGTAGCATTACAGGTTGCTGAACTTGCAAAACAAGCAAGGGCACTTGGTTTAGACGAGCAAGCCAATGCCATGACTAAAGCATTGTATTTTTCCATTAAAAATAAAAATGAATTGGGATTTAAAGCTGCAAAATCATTGGCACTGGGTGTCATGGAAAGTGTAAAAGCAGAAGGCGAGCAAAGACAAAAAGTCAACGAGTCAGCATCAAGGATAAAATCCATCCTTGGATTTGCAAAGGACTCTCAAATGCAAATCGATCCAGCATTAATTTCTTCCGCCGCAAAGATGGAGAAAGATGGCAACATCGCAGGATTGGACGAACTAGCAGGTTTGCTCAAGGGCAACATTACCCGGCAAGCAGAGGCACAAACAAAACTGCAAGAAGCTCAGGCAAAGGGGACGATGAGTTCTACGGCACAGATTGAGGCTAACAAAATCATGGCGGAACAACTTCTTGGTCAGTTTCACAACGCGCAACGAATACTGAACGACCCTGAGAATTATAAAGCATTTACAGGGAATCCATTTGAACAAAAAGCAAATGAGTTGCGGGGAATTGGCAACAACGTAAAAAGCTACTACAATAGCATCTCTGGCTATAACCTAGCAAAAGGAATGTCGGACATCAAAGAGACCACTGGCACTGCTGCTGGCATGTCTGAAGGTGAAACGAGGGCATTCCAAAAGGCACAGTCGGCGCTCGATATTAACCAAGATTGGAGCAATGCCGCCGAGGCGCTAAACATCTTCAACTCAACAATAATTCGATCACTGAAAAACCTTGGAGTCAGAAATCAATACTTAACACCACAAGGTGCACAGGACTGGTTGTTGAATACCGACGTCAACCTTCCATTGTTAGACTCTGAAGAAATACCTCCGAAACCTGTCGCGGCACCGACGTCCACTCCAGTGGTTCCAACGTCCACAATTGGAATTCCAAGAACCCAACCATCGAGCAGTTCGGCACCGACATTCGGTGGTCAAACCACCGCATTCCCGACGACGCCTTCTGCGCCTGCACAACCAGCACCGCAAATGCCAGCAACGCCGACGCCATCGCCAGCACCGATGCCAACGCAACCCGTAGCGCCAGACACAACGCAAACGGCAACTCCAGTAAATCCCTATGCAACTATACGTTCTAAAATTCGTCAAAACTATGGAGCATTCGATTTAGAAAATCAATAAAATGGCAACTCAAAATCTTTTGTTAGATCCTCTGCCGACTGGCACTATTACTGGCGTCGGCATGCCAATGTCTCCAGACTACGTATTGCCTGATGACGTCGTCGCCACCGAAAACACAGAAAAAGACTTGTTGAGTTACTTTAATTCTAAAGAAGCAAGCTCAATAACAAACCTAACAAAAGATCAAAAAGATGCAGCAGTATCTGGCTTTAGGGACTTTGTCCGAATCACTGCTGAATCCAATGCGGATCCCGGCATGGTACTTCCAGAGAAGTTTGAGATCCCAGCGTACAGTGAGTACAACGGACCAATATTTGAAGCACAATTCCCAGCGATAAAGACTCCAGATGACCTGATTAATTTTGGGATGTTGGACGAGAACGGACCAACCGACAAGGGACGGTTGATGATAGACCTCAAAAAAATCGGAGGTCTTAACCGAGACTATACGCTAAACCTAACAGGAAAAGCATTGTTGTCCGATCAAGCAGAATCTCTCAAGCCCGAGAACCTTCCGATCTTCATGGAACGGAAACGACTCAAACTCGACGACCCAGAAGAAAAATCTTGGGGAACGATCTGGGACGAGTTCACGGGGGTGCTTAAAAGCACTTATGAAATGGGTATGGCAATCAGTCCAACAATGATTGCTGCATCATTATATAATCAAGACGATAAAGCCAAAGAAGTATTATCTGCTGAAAGAAATGCAATGGTCGAAGCAGGAGTAAGTGGAATCGTAAAGTTTCAAAATACATTGGCGAGCGGAGCATCAACCATTGCAAGAGGTTTGCTTATAAGGGCAACGGAAGAGGGCAAACAACAAGACATCGAACTTGCAGCACTCGATCAGAATTTTAAGCGTAATCAATTTCAGCAACAGGCATTCAAGTCGTCCGAGGCACTGCATGAAATAACAGGTCTGACCAACTGGGTTGACCAGATGTCTAACGCAAAAGAACAACTCGGCGAAGCAGGGTTTCAAAAAGCTCAGGAGATTGGCGAGGTCGGCGGACAGATGTTGTTCTCAATCATCAACCCACTGGCACCAGAAAACGTCGCATTCAACCTTGGGATGAAGGCAACAATAGCACCCTTCAAGGTTGCCGGCGCGATGGTCGGAACGGCAAGAAAGACGTCGGAGGTATTCGCTGAGGCGTCTAGCAATCTTGAGGCAATCAACATCAATCTCGCCAAGACACAAGCGGCAGGACAAGCGGCAACAAAGTATTCTGCTTCACTTCAAACGGCAGCAGAACGACTGACGGCAGAGGGAAACATCGCGGCAGCAAAGTCAGTCGGAAAACAAATCGTCAAGTCTAACAATATTGCCCAAAAAGCAGTATTTCAAGCAGAGCAATGGACAAAACTTGCTGGTGAAGCATCACAAAAAGTTGACTTCCTTGCACCGAGTGCGGCGAGGGCAAACAAGATAATCAAGGTCGCCGACATCTCCGCGCAGTTTCCAAAATTGATCACCACCCCGGTTGGATTCACTTTGCAAAAAGTCGGTCGAGGAATGATTAAAATCGACGCCGGGCTTGAAGCAGCATCTCAAAAAATGGGTGCCGGAAAATTCTACAACGCGATGACCAAGTGGTCGAGCATGGCAGGAATTGGAACATTCGGTGCCGTCTCAGGACTGCCACCGTCGATGGCATGGTTCCCGGCGGCATTTAAACTGGCATGGTCAACAGCACCCGTGATCGAAGCGGCAGGCGACTTCGTCAGGGTCGTCGGACGTGAGGCGTCTGCCGCCCGGGGAGCAATCCCGATGTGGCGAAAAATCGGTCGCATGCAGAATGCCGGACCTGCCCACCGAATGATCGCTGGGTTAATGGACGTCGCCACCCTCGGGGGGTTCCCGGTTGCCCAGAACGCAATTAAAGGCACCGTCGCAGCAACGGCAGCATCCGTCCCACTTGACTTAGCATTAAGCTACGTGGCGTCGGGCGGCGAGACCAATCCCAACGCACTCAGAGAATCAATTGTCGGCAACGCATTCTTCTCCGGGGGAGGAGCAACCCTCGGTGCCATTCAGATGGGATCGAAGGGCACGCTAAAAAAACTTCAGATTGGCGACGTCTTAAACTTTCGTCGCAGCATCGCCGAGCCGCAACAGCGCATGATGTTCGACGCGATGCCCCGTGGTTTCAGGGATGCCATTGGATCCTATTCAGGATCAAAACCCAATACCCGCATCGAATTTGTGAAAGAAGGTGGGGGAAATTACGACCCGAGCACCAACACAATCCGGATCAACCCAAACTCAAAAAATCCACTTGCACCACTGATAGCGCACGAAGTTCTAGAAGCGATTGTGGTGCAATCTAACATGGGCGAGGCGATTCGTACATTGCTTGTCGGCGACGGGGTTCAGACGGGAGGATTGTTGCGCGACAGGAATGGCAATCTGGATCCGAAATTCATCGAATTCCGCGACCGATACAACCAACTACGACAAGCCGAGGTCAACCGGATCAACCAGACCAGACCACCCGAGAACCGCGAGTCGTTCACTCCGCTGAACGACCGTGACATGGCGAAAGAATATTTCATTGAGATGAATGCCGACGACATGGCAGGTCTAGCCGAATCCGGTCAACTAGGAAAACTTGCGGCACGGTCTGCTGCTTCCAGAAAGATGATAGATCTTGGCAACACGATCTTGAACAAGTCGTCGATCTTTCGCAACCTCCACTTTAACCTCGGCGGGGTCATGGACTCCGGCGGAAAAATGGTCATGGGCAACGGGTTGCTCGCCGATAACATCCGCCAATTGCCAGAAGCAAAAGCGATGTTCCAAAAGATGGTCCGAGACACGGCAGGACGACCGAATGCCGTCAAGATGACTGCCGAAAAATCCAAAGGGTCTGTCATCCCGACGTCTGGCATGGACGACCCACTCTGGAGCGAGATGACTGCTTACTGGAAGACCGACCAAGCAGGGGTTCCGATAAAAGACAAGAACGGCAACTGGGTGCCTCTAGAGCGATATGTAGAGCAGGCACGTGAGCAGGCTGGGTTATTGATACAGGCAGACCAGAAACAACGCATCGCAGCAGGGGAGACCATCCCAAAGCACGAAATTCAATACTCGCCGGAGACCGGGTGGCGGGGGAAATACTTCAGCGCCGCTCAAATTGAAATCATCAAGAACAGTGGGTATTTCAACGACTCGCAGATTCGGCTTTTTGATCACGTCAATAATGCCGCAAAACGTGGTCAAGGCGAACGATTCTTGATGATCTACAACCCAGCAACCTCGAGCCGACTTCGCGGACGTGGCAGCAAACGATACGAGACCCTTGGACCAACCATGAAAGAAGGTGGCATCCTCGGGTTCTCAATGGGTCAGAAGGGACAACTCTTGATCGACATCATTGACACCCAGCAACTGCACCAGAACGTCATGGAACAAGCCGGAAAGAAGATTGGTCAAAAACTTCAGTACAAGGGCAACATCGACAAAATTTTGACCGACATAAATGCGGTGATGAAATTGCATGGTGAAGGTGAGTCGGCAGACATTCATTTTAAACAGGAATACGGTGCCGACTGGAAAGCGCACAAGGACTTCATCAATTCGACGTTTGGAGACATCTCTGGGGGTGCCAAAGCTCGCCCGGCAGACTACATGATGATCAACCCGGTGCTGGTCACCGACCGTCCCACCAACGCAGTATTTAAAACGTACCGTCTGGACCGTCTCAACAAAGCGACCGCAATGGAGGGCACCACCGGGATCCCGATGGACTACAACATGGTCAAGGCGAACTACATGCCAGACGGGGTGCCACTATTCACTGGCGACGGTGAACCCGTTGACCTGCGCTACACTGCCGTTGAGGACGAGAACGGACTCAGAGCAGTGCCGGGGGCAAATTACGGCAAGAAAAACAATGTTGCACTTGGCGAGCAATTAAGGCAAAACGAGCAGGTACCCAATGGACCAAGAACCGAAGACACTCAAACAGGAGATCGAACGATTGAAGGCAATGCGCCCAAAACCGGAGAACTTCAAGACCGAAGAAGCATGGAGGGAAGCACTGTCCGGGTTCGACCACCGGATTCGTCCCCTGATTGGAATGTACCTCTCAATGGTCTCCCCAGAATAGCAGAAATTCAATCTCAAGGTGGAAAAGTTGAATTTGGACCTAATGTAACTGCTAGAAAAGCAGCATGGGATTATGCTGAATCAGCAGGGATTAAATATAATCCTCCGCAAAATTATTTTGAGGTCACAAAAGAATTTGGAAAAAAGAATGCTGCTGCATTTGAGGCAATGGTTCATGCTCCAGATGATCCGGCAGTAAAAGCATCCTATGATGCAATGATCAAAGAGACTATTGATCAGTATCAATTTATTAAGAAAACAGGTTTAAAAATAGAAGCTATTCCAAAAGGAATGGAAGATCCATATCTGGAAACTCCAAGGCTTGCAATATTAGACGTTCAGAATAACAACCATCTTTGGTTCTTCCCTACTGATTCAGGATTTGGGACTGAAGGTTTTACCGATAAAATTAAAAGAAATCTTCTTGAAGTTCCAAGTGGTGAATTTCTAGACGGGAAAGAACTGCTTGCAAACGATGTATTCCGAATCGTCCACGATTATTTTGGACACATAAAAGAAGGTGTCGGATTCCGTGCTTCTGGCGAAGATAATGCATGGAGGTCTCATTCGGCAATGTATTCTGATCTTGCACGTCCAGCAATGACTGCTGAAACAAGAGGTCAAAATATGGAGGTTAATTTTGGAATTTACGCAGAACAAAATCGTGGAAAAAATGGATCTGAAACCATTTACTCAGAGCAAAAAAATGCTCTTCCTCCAGAGTGGATGGTGACTGAAGGTGCAAGTGATACACCTTCAGTATTCAATAAGCAGTACATGCCCGAGGTTGCTCCTGAGCCTATCGACAAAAAATTGCAAAATGAGATAAATCAACTGCAAGATCAAATTGACGGGATGTACAAGTCTGGTCGAACAAAGGGAGTCGAAGACCTAGAGGCTAAACTTGAGACATTGCTTGAGAAGGCAGACACAGACCTGTCAGCAATAGAGATAGAGAGTATGCAGGAATTTGATTCTGCTAATCCATCACCAGAGGAGGCACTTGTTAACCAATGGTATCGATGGACGGGCAAGGGTATACCTAACGAAAGCGCAGACTTACAAGCAGATTACCCTACTTTCGGTGCATTCTTTCGCAGTGGTCATGGCGACACTCTCGGCAAGGTGAAAGATATTGGTGTAATAAGCGACAACATTACTGACAAGCAGATTGAACAAGCAGCAAAAGAGGCTGCTGCCGCTTACGAAAGACGTCGAGATGCACTAAGGTCATCTGCTAGAGACAGAAATGTAACCAAAGCAGTAAACATAAATGACAGTACTAAACAAGGAGGTCAAAATTTTACTGATCAAATAATTAGTGGTAAAAAAACAATTGAAACTAGGGATAGTCCTCTTAATGCCTTACAACCACTCCTTGGGCAAAGAATAGGATTGGCAAGTACTGGCAAAGGCAAGGGAACCACAAGGATTGTTGGATATGCTACAGTTGGAGACCAACCAATTATTTACAACAACGAGGCGGAATTCAGAAAAGATCAAGGAAAGCACTTGGTTCCACAGGGGTCTAAATACGACATAAAACAAGGTCAGAAAAAATACGGTTACGAATTAAAAGACGTTGTTGCTGTAAAACCATTTGCTCCAAAATCCACAAATATAAAGTATTCTGTAATTGACCCATCATCCAACAAACAATACATGCCAGAGGTTTCCTCTAAAGAGTCAGGCAAGCCGATTGATCTGATGGCATATACATCAGTTGGAGGAGACCCAGACATGATCATGTCTGCAAAATGGGGTCGGACCAAATCAGGAATCAATCCAGAAACTGGCAAGAAGCAAGCTGCACAAACATCAGCACTTGTTGCAAACTCTTCAAATCCAGAAGACCACCAAGTTGGATTCCAACGTATCGATTCACTTTTAAAAGCCTCGGATTTAGATCCTGCTCAGAAAATCAAGTTAGAAAGTTTTGTCATTAAGACGGCAGGGTTTGCAGTGGATTCTCCCGGATTCCGAGATCTCCCCGTGCCTAAAACACTGACAGAAGCAAGAAATACAATCGCCAAGGTCAAGGATCGGATGGCAAAAAATCTTTTGTCCATCTACGATGCCGTGCCACCACCCGTAAGGAATTACTGGCAACGGTGGTATCCATTGGCATACGAGTGGAACAATGCTCAGTCAAAGGTTCATAGCATTCCTGCTCGAGCAATTGCTGGAATTAATGCACGCTTGTCTCCGGGCAAAGATTGGATCCACAACGTCAACATGACTGAGCGAATCCTAAGTGCTTTTACTAACGGAATTTCGATGACTTCAGAAATTGCGGCAGGTGCCGTACCATTAATCGATGCAGCACTAGACACAAAATTAAATCAAAAGGACAACAGGGGTAAACCTCAAAAATGGAAACAAGATCTAATTGACAAGGCAAACAAAGCTAAGAAAGAAATCAACGCGATGGTCGGAATGAACATCGTAGACATGAACTCAAAGCAAGCTGCACGATTGATTCGATTCCATACGCAGGTAGTAGGTGAAAATCGAGTATTGAATTACTTTGAAAAAGGCAATCCAGTCTATGCTGATGGAATCAGTTGGCAAAGCACTGTCAACATTGAGAAAGCAATCAATATCTATCTCGACCCAACGATTGAAAACATCAGTGCGAACATGGGTGACGACCACAAGATTCGATCATTCTATAATAATCAAGTTGCCCCGCATGACCCTACGCTTAGAGATGTCACTTCTGATACTCACGCAGTTGCTGCAACCTACCTGCTTCCTTTGAGTCAATCGAGTTTACAGGTGTCACGCAACTTTGGAACCACAAGCAATTCGGTTGCTGGGATGAGTGGCATGTATTATATTGTTGCCGATGCCTATCGCATGGCAGCAGACGCTCGAGGAGTCGAACCTAGAGCAATGCAATCAATCACTTGGGAAGGTGTCCGATCAATGTATCCCCGGGGGTTCAAAAATAATAAGGCAAACATAAAGAAAGTTGAAGCAATTTGGAATCGAGTTGAAACAAAGCAAATTTCTAAGCAACAAGCACTTCAGGAGATTAATGGATTGATGATTGACTTCTTTTCCAAGAATCCAGATTCTCGACCAAGAGTTACTGTATTACCAACACGATGACCGCTAAAAATAAAGCTCAAGATAAAATCGATCAAGAAGTCAATGACTTCTTGGATGATATATTTTCTTACGTCGATAATGAGGACAATCAAAGTCAAGAAACAGCAATTACAATGGATCCATCGCAGTTGCTTTCAAAGATGGTTGAAACATCAAAATCGGTGCAGAGTGAAAAGCTAAGATCAAAAAAACGTGCCTCGTAAACTTGAACAACCTGAGCTTGAACCACCACCAGAGTGGTTCGATGAGGTGCGTCGTCGGTCTGAGGATAGTCCTACAGGATACAAATGCATCGAAGCAATGGCACCCAGAACGGCAGCAATTGCGTTGTGGATGAAGGCGCAGGGAGTCAGCAACAAACAGGTCTCAAAACGCACAGGACTAAGCTATGCTGCCATCAACGGTCTGTGCTGGAGACATAGCGACACGCTCGAAACGAAGCGAAAAGAATTCTCGCAGAAATACGCTATCGCCGCCCAGACATTTACAGACCTGCTATTCGACAAAGCAGACCAACTTGCCGAGAACCCTGAGCAATTGATCACGATCTCGCCGGACAAACTGGCACTGACCGTCGGGATTATGACGGACAAAGCGGCACAACTCTCGGGCATGGCAGGCGTCGTCATCGAACACCGCAAGGGTGCATCCATCTCGGACGCCGCGAAGGTCATCTTTGACGCAAAGGCACGCATCGCCGAGAAAATCCGAGGCACCGCAATTGACGTCGAAATCGTCCCGGCATGATCTGGAAAAAACATCCGATCCTCGAACCTCCGACCGACGAGGAGATCGTCGAGATGGAACCAGATGAACTGGTAAACATCCACTTGGTGTATCACGAAGCAATCGACAATGCCGAGCGTGATCCGTACAGGTTTGGGTTTCGGTTACCCCACTGCGAAAAAGCCGAGGAACAGATGCCCGAAATCACCGAGATCGTGGCGCTCGGCGGCAACAGGTCCGGGAAGACTCAGTGGGGTGCGTTCACCATCGTTCGGGCGGCACTGCTCAACCCCGGCTCAGAGATTTTCTGTTTTGCTCAGACTGCCGAGGTCAGCATCCGGCAGCAACAGAGTGCCGTCTGGGACTGGTTGCCAGCAGAGATGCGGATGAAACAGACGACCAGTGGAACCTACATCTCGTATACCAAAAAGAACGGATTCACCGACTCGTCGTTGATCCTCCCTAACGGGTCGCAGATCATTTTCAAGACCTACTCACAGTACCAAAACAACCCGACCATCTTGGAAGGTGCCGAGCTTGGCAGCAGAGACCCCAAATGGCACAACATTGGCGTCTGGCTTGACGAGTACCTGCTAGGACCAGATTTGATCAATACGCTGAGGTTTCGTATTGCTACCCGTGATGCCAAATTAATTCTAACATTCACTCCCATCGATGGTTACACCGAGGTCATAAAAGAATACCTCGACGGTGCAACAACCATCGAAACCCGAGAGGCGGAACTACTCGATGGCGAGTTGGTGCCATACGTGCAACGTAGTAAAAAACGCAATGCCTCGGTGCACTACTTTCACAGTAAAGACAACCCGTTCGGTGGGTACGAACGAATAAAAGAGACTTTGATGGGACGAGGACGAGAAGAGATACTCATCCGCGCCTACGGGGTGCCAGTCAAATCTCACGCGACCAAATTTCCGAGATTTAACAAAGAAATCAACGTCATCGATCCCGACAAAATTCCTAACAATAACGTTACTCGTTATATGTGTCTGGATCCAGCGGGGTCCAAGTCGTGGTGGATGGTCTGGATAGCAGTCGATGCAAC